ATTGCTGTATTTGAACTATTTTTAAAAGTTACATTGAATCCATTTATAGTTTTACTTTCTACTAAAAAATAGTCTCCTGTTGCCATTCCTTGTCCTGTAATTCCTACTGCATAATTAACAGTTTTGAAAGGATTTGTAAATGTTATAGATTTAGTTCCTGACCCACTTACAATATCATTTCCACTAAATATTCTATCTACCATATCTACTGTAACTGTTACTGCTGATACAACAGGTGTAGAAGCATTATCTCTTGAAATTAAAACTACTCTAAATTTAAAATACCTAGCTGTATATTCTCCTATTACAAATGTTCTAAAATCTGTGTATGTTGAATTATCATCTGAAGTTGCAATTTCTATATGAGCATTACAGTTTGCTGGTGTATCTCCATCAAAATTTGAACTTGCAGAATCAAAATTACCACTTCTATTATCAAATAAATCGTCAGGATTATCTGATGTTTGAGTTAATGATGCAGTAATTCTTGCAGTATGTTTAGCACCTATATCAATAACATTTGCAAACTCATAATTACCACTTGATTGAAAGTCAGCATTAGCAACACCTGAATCAAAAAATCTAGTTGTTTCAGAATCAAAATTACCACTAGCGGCATCAAATAATTCTGAAGAATCTAACTCAATCGCATTATCTGAAATTACAGTATTTGTTAAAGTTCCTGAAAATGATGGATGTTCAGATTGAGTTGTTATTGCGTTAAAATTTAAAGCACTTGTTACATTAGAAATAATTGCAGTTGCATTAGAACTAAAATTTCCTAATTTATCTACTGCTTTAATTAAATAAGTTCCTTTTCTTGCTGGAACAGATATTGATGTTGCTGGTCTTGATACTTTTTCAACCAATGCTACTGAGTTTTGCCAATCAGCAGTTCCATCAGTTGCTTCTGAAAATCTTAAATTATAAAATGCTAAATCTAAATCAGATATTTGCTCCCACCCAAGATGTGCTTCTTGTCCTAAAATATTGCATGAAAAATCAGTAACATCAGATGGTGGAGCAATCGCACCTACAATAGTTCTTTGTGCAGATACATAAGTTGATGATACTCCTAATGTATTAACTGCTTTAACTCTCACATCATAAGTTGATTGGTCTATTACATTTAAAACTCTATGATTTAAACCTGACCCTTGTGCATAAATTATAAAATTTGAATCTGTGCTTAATTTGTATTCCACTTGGTAAAAGTCTATAAACGAATCAGGAGAAGCACCAATAGCAACATCTAAAGCTACAATTACAGTTCCATCGTTATATTCAATAAGTTGGTCAGTTAAAGTTACACTTGCTGGTGGTTGGATAGTAAATGGATTAGGTAAATTAGTAGATGGTGTAGAACTAACTTGTGCTTTACTTGCCCAAGTATAATGACTAGCTTGATATTCAACAAGAGATAATCCTATTGTAAAATCTTCGTTAAATGTAATACCCATAACTCTAAATGCTTTTGCAGAAAAACCTAATGAACTATGTGTAATATTTACTATATCTCCTATGGCTAAATCATAAGCATCAAAGCTTACATTTAATCCTAATGTAATTGCTTCTCTTGATCTTCTTAAAATAACTTCTGCCATTTCTTCTGCTTGATATGGAGATGTTAAAGTTTTAAATGTAAATCTACCCTCTAGCAAAAATCCACCATCAGCAGTTTTCATAGTTGCGTGTTGATCTGCACTTGCAAGTCCACTATCATCTAATGGTGGAAACTGAACTTCATCTACTTGGAAGTTTCTAGCTGGATTAACAAAACCAACTATAACTCTATTGTATCTTTCATTCTTTGTTGGAATAGATAAATTATATCCACCAATAATATCATCTTCTGTTAATGTAATTGATGCACTTCCTGTTGTTTC